GTTACGAGGCCGCGACGTATCTCACATCGCACAACGTAGCTGTGCCGAATAAGTCTATGACAACGGAGTCGGTGGAATTCCTGTGTAGCGGACAGCCGCGATTTTATTCAAGCTAATACTAGCTAATATTAGTTAGTATTAGCTAATATTAGCTAGTATTAGCTAACTTTAGGAGGAACTATGTCGGACATTTTGACAATTGATCAGATTCTTGCAGCAAAAGATCTGATCACGGAAACGATTGAAGTACCTGCGTGGGGCGGGTCTCTTGTAGTGAGAGGTTTGACTGCGAGTGAGAAAAATTCGTTGGCAAAGATCTCGCGTAGCGGTAGTGGCAAGGTCATAACAATTGATACAATGAAGGCACAGTTTGCTGTGGTCCAGATGGGTGTGGTGCAGCCTAAGATTGGTGTTGAACTATACGAATCGATGATGGCAAAAAGCGCTAGTACAATTGGTTTGGTGTATGATAAGATTATTGAATTGTCGGGCATGAATATCTCTAGTGCCGAGGAGGAGTCCGCGAACGGGATTTCTTTTCAGATTACTTAGACCAGAATGAACGACTTTACCGGCTGGCCTATGAGCTACATCTTGACATAGATTTAGTCCGGACTTGGCCGGATCAAAAAGCTTCTATCTGGGTGGCGATGTTAAATAGGTGGCACGAGCAGGCAAACGAAACATCCGATCAGCCTGCGAGGATTGGTGGTGGATGGCGTCAGAAATCTTAATTGCTAGATTAGTCGCAGAGTTGATTATGTCTGATTCAGGCTTTGCGCAACAGATCTCTGCGAATGAACGAAAACTGACGAATTTTGCTGCTACTGCCAGTAAGACACTACTTACAACCGGCGCCTCAATCCAAAAACTAGGTCGCGGCCTAACACTTGGATTGACGGTGCCGCTTGTTGTTGCTGCAAAAAGTATTGCAGAAACTGGGATTGAATTTGACAAGCAAATGCGCCGTATGAACTCGGTTGCACAACTCCCGGAGGCTGCGTTAAAAGATCTTTCCGACAACATTCGCGACATGGGTGTTGCCGCAGGGTATGGCCCTGTGGAACTCGCTGCGAGCCTGTATGACGTGTTAGGTGCTACAGATGATGTAAGTTTAAGTACGACGGTTTTAACTCACGGACTTCGCGTAGCTCGAGCAGGATATGTTGATCTAGAAACTGCTAACGCTACATTAATCCGTGTGATGAAGGCGTACGGGTACGAGGCTGAAGATTTAGGGTATGTCTCGGATTTGATGTTCAAGACGATTGACCGTGGTATTCTTACAATGGATGATTACGGGGCCGGTATCGGTTACGTCATCTCTAATGCTAATGCTGCGGGTCTTAGTTTCGAAGAATTGCAAGCTGCATTAATCGCTACTTCTCAGGTATTAGGTGAAAATCAATCGTTTACTGCGTTAAACCGTTTGATTACCAACATCATCAAACCTTCTAAAGCTGCTACAAAAGTTGCTAAAGAATTAGGGCTTGAGTGGGGTGCTGCGGCGCTTGAAGCAGATGGCCTTGCTGGGTTTATGAGAAAAGTTGCTGACGCAACTGGCGGCGATATCACAAAGTTAGGTCAGTTGTTTACTACACAGCAATCTTTGACTGCAGCAACTGCTTTACTTAATAATGGTCAAGATAACTTGACGATGGGTCTTGAGGCTGTTGGTGAAGCTGCGGGAGCGACTGACCGTGCCTTAGAGCAGGTTATGCAAGCCGACGCAACCAATATTGATATATTAAAGGCCTCTGTAGAGGACCTCGCGATTTCTCTGCAAGACGCATCAGGACCTGCATTTGATCCTTTTATCGCACAGCTCACTAAGTTGGTTGACAAAGCTCGCGAGGCTTCCCCTGAAACATTGACCCTAGCACTTAGAATTGCAGCGATCGCCGCAGCCGCTGGCCCTGTGCTACTTGTGTTAGGTACAGTGATTAAAGTAATTGGAGGTCTTGCGGCAGTTCTTGCAACGCCATTAGGTGTAATTGCACTATTAATTGTAGGAATTGGGCTCTTGTATCTCGCCTGGAAAAATGACCTTGGTGGTATTAGAACCACAACCGAAACAGAGATTCCTAAAGTGATCGCGCTCTTTGAGCGTTTAGGCACAGACGGCATACAATTTGCTCAAGCCGAAATCGGTAAGTTTTTAATGTGGTACCGTCTTAATCTGCCTTTAATTACACAGACTATGGTTGTGGTAGAACGTTTTTGGAATAATCTGTGGATTATGATGTCAGGTGTTGTGCTGACAATCTGGGAGGAAATTAAATTAGCAACTTCCTGGGCAATGGAGATGCTTCGTCTGTTCCTTACGCTGGGAATGCAGGTCATCACAGGGGATTGGGATGGTGCCTGGGAAACGATTAAAATAATAGCTTCAACAACCTGGGAAACCATTAAAGAAATGATCGGCGTTATGTGGGATTTAATCATCGATATAATCGTAGCAGGTCTTGGAACGACTAGAGCAGGGATTGATCAATGGACAATTGATACAGGTATTTCTTTTCAAAATTGGAAGGACGACAATCTAAAACTAATTACTGATTTTAGGCGCGAAGGGCTTATTAATACTGATTTATTTCAACGACAAGCTATTATAGATATTAACTTGTTTGTAGAAACTACTGATAAGAATCTTCATTTGTGGGCTAAACAACAAATGGAAACTATTGTTACATTTCTGACTAATTCACTTACAAAATTCGGTGAGTGGACCGCTGGTGTGATAGGGGATATTGATCAGTTAGCAACTGATGCACTCGTGGCAGCAATAGCAATCGGTACTAATATTATCGCGGGTATTCAGCAAGGTATTAGAGATGCCGCAAGCTCTGTTTATACCGCAATTCAAGATGTAATCCAGGGTATCCTGGGATCTGCTGAAAGTGCGGCTATCGCGCATTCACCCGCACAATTATTCGTGCCTCTGGGCGAAGATATGCTGTACGGTGTCGAGCAAGGTATGGATAATGTCGCGGGGTCGTTACAAGCTAAAGCTGGTGCGATAGTTGCAGGGATTTATAATGAGATGGCAGCGATTACACCATTTAGCGCAGCGATGGGTGGACTTGAGGTTCTTTCAGCAACAACGTGGCCGGAGGATCGTCAGGAAGAGCGTTCCAGCATGTTCCATCCGATTATCCAAGACTTGAATGCACAGGCCGAGCAAGCCTTTCATAGTTTGAGATACTCCGCAACCGCTTTTCAGGCGCCGCCTACAGGCAGCTCGATGCCATCATCGCTGAAAGATCTTACTGCAACGGCTTCAAAAATCATGCAGGTTCCGGGCGGTGAAGGTCATGTCTACACACCGGAAGATCTTTTTGGTACCGGCGGCTCGGGCAGTTCAAACACGCCCCCTGTGCCGTCCGTAGGTGACTATGCTAGAACGCAAATCATCAACCTCAAAAATGAGTTTGCGGTAGATGACACTGAAACCGCTCGCAGAGTTATTGATATGCTTGAGCGTCAATTGGCGCCTTATCTGCAGGGGGCTTGATGACTATTCCTGCACACGTCGAATCGACACCGCTGGTTTATACCATTAATGGCGAGGATCGGACTGCCTTTGTGCAGTTCAATCCCAGGCCGTCTTTTGAGTCTACCGTTACAAACGCTTTAGATAAATTTCAATTTACGTGGTATGATCCTGATCAAACCCTTGTGCCGGGTGTATGGCAAGATGTTTCGATTACGATGGATGGCACAGCTATTTTTGGCGGTAAAATCACCAATGTTAGCAGTAGTACGCTGCGCAGTAGCGGTGATGCGGCTGTTTATGCGGTAGAGGCATTTAGCTGGGGTATTGTTTTGGAGCGAACTACAGCTAATGATGCCTACCGAGACATTACTGACGGGCAACTTATTACAACTCTCGTAGCAAAGTATCTTCCAGTATACGATGCTACAACATATGTTGAAGATGCAGGAATTACGTTTGTGCGTAGAGTTGTAAGTAGGCGCTCGATTGCGGATGTATTACGTGAAATGTGTTTGCTCACAGGGTATTCCTGGTACGTTGATGCAGATAAAGCGGTGCATTATTTTCCTGACTTGACTAATGCTGCGCCATTTGGATTAAGCGATGCCCCGAATAACACAACATCGTTT